CGAGTTATTAACTTACTTCAGTCTAAGATTACCCAACTTGAACTTTCTATGATGTTGGAAATCAACAGGCAGTTGCAGTCAGACGGTACTGGTAATGGAGGTAAGGATATTACTGGTCTTGGTCTTGCTGTTGAAGATGGGGCGGTATTCTCCACATATGGTGGAATAAACTCTTCCACTTTTCCATATTGGCGTAATCAATGGATTAGTGATGTTCAACTTGATCCAACAACTACTCCACCTTTTAGAGCATATATTGATGCTCTTCGAACTTTGTATAATAGTTGTAGTCGTGGTAAAGTTAAACCTACTTTGATTATATCCGATCAATATCTTTTTGAGAAATATGAATCATCACTTACAGTTAATGAACGTTTTATGGATATGAGACTTGGTGATGCTGGATTTCTTAATCTTATGTACAAGGCTACTCCATGGGTATTTGATGATGATATGCCAGGAGCCAGTCTAGTTGTAGGGGCTACTTCAGATAATCACGAACTTGTTATGCTCAATGCAGACTTTCTAAAGTTTGTTATGGGTAAAGGTAAGAACTTTGTAGTTACGGATTTTCAACGTCCAGAGAATCAGGATGCTAAAGTAAGTCAAATTCTTTTGTATGGTAATTTGACTTGTGCCAATCGTCAGCGTCAAGGTCGTATGAATGTTGATACTGTTTCATAAGGAGTAAAATGATATTTGGTAAAACCTTTACAACATTTATTCCTTCAACAGGAGATTTTGAATTGCATATTTTTGCCTATTAAGGAGATTAAGAAATGGCTATTAAAATATTGGTCAATCCATTGGATGCTCCTACTACAGTTCCAAAATATGAACCAGGAATTATAGTTTCTGATCCACGTGGAGGAGTTAGTGGAGCTAGTCGTTCTTATCAAGATGTTCTACCGGGAGAAGGAACAGGAACATCTGGAGCTGCTACGGCAGTAGTTGTTCAGAGACCTTCACTTGCGCCTGATGATGAATTTCAATATATTAGAAATTCTAACACAGGTACATTGATTGCCGGTTCCGCATTAACTTATGATTTGGCTGCTACGGATGATGATGTTGCAGTTACTTTTCTAAATGGAACTGGCAACCTTATTGCTGGAATTGCAGTTCGTAGTATTCCAACACTTAATTATGGATGGATGCAGGTACGTGGTTTTGTTCCTGTTCCTTCTACTAATAGTAATTCTGATGCTGAGCAGCGTGGTGGCGTTCGTGTTACCCCCACCAATCTTGCAACTAACTCTATTCTTGGTGGGGGCACTACAGATGGGGTTTTGGCCGCTAGAGCGGTTACTACTGATGCCAGTAATATGACTGGTCTAGCATATGCACTTGTTGCTCGTAGGATTGTAACAGTAGACACTGCTGTAAATCTTGCCACAGCAGGTGGAACTGATGGTCGTGCTGAGGCTATTATCTTCTAGTTTTTCTAGGAGAGTATCTTCTAAAATAACTTATGAATCAACAAATCAATAATGGCTTGATGATTCAGCGAGAAGCCTTTTGTCAACTAGAAATACTTGATGAAGCATCGGGGAGATCAGAGAAACTTAAAGTATCTGCTTTAATCTCTGCTCCCCGGCTAGGCTTTACTGAACATCACCGAGTTGCCCAAATGACTCTCAATTCTTTTGGTATTCCACTAATAATTGGAGGAGGGGCGTGGTGGGAGCATACGATACAGAATGAACTTAGTAACTTAGTTAATGCAAATGTAGATATTATAATTACGCTTGACTATGACTCAGTATTCTGGCCAGATGATTTAAGAACTCTGCTTGTTACTTTAGTTGCTTGTCCTGAAGTTGATGCTTTAGTACCTATACAACTCAAGAGAGGTAACTCGAACGACGTACTTTGTGGTATAGAGAATATAACTCATTTTATTCCAACTATGTATCACAACGCAATAACTCCTATAGATTATGGTCATTTTGGATTAAGTATATTCAGAGCTAAGGCTCTTAAAGATATACCAAAGCCCTGGTTTCTAGGAATTCCTAATGATAAAGGAGAGTGGCATTCAGGGCAAATCAATCCAGATATTTATTTCTGGAAGAAATTTAAAGAATCTGGTAAGAAAGCATTTCTAGCTAACCAAGTCAGTATTGGACATATTGATGAGTGTCTGATTATTCTAGATAAGAATAATCAGATTAAACGATATAAACTTAATGATTATATGTTAGGTAATTTCGATAAAAACTTAGTCTAGGATATTATCATTTGGATAATAGGAGATTTATGAATACTGAAATTGATCTTGATAGTATGTTTATGGATTTTACACAGACAATAGATTCAGAATCTATTATTGATGAAGAAATTAAGAATGATCCAAATATTAAACCAGTAGAAAGTGTGATACCTAAAAGAATGTCTTTTAATAAAACTGAAGTTAAAACTAAATCCACTGCAACAAAACGGCGTGAGTTTATAACTAAAGAAATTATTATAGATAAGTTTAATACTAAAAAGATACAAATTGAGCTTACTCCTTCAGTTTGTGATATTTGTGCATTTGATGTTTCTGCTAAATACTTTGGTACTTGGTATCAAGTTCCACAAGATCAAAGAACTAAAATTATGGAAGCAGTTGAGAAACATAAACAAGTTGTACATCCTCTTAATCAGAATAAGATTATGTATGAAGATCAAATTCCCACTCAATGGTTGGGACAGGGAAGATAAATTTTCTCCTAAAAAGGAATAGATATGATTAAAGAGATATATTCTTCACATGACAGTAATATTATAGTAAGGAAAATAGTTCCTGATCTTGTCCCGAACGTTCAAGCTCCTACAGAGCAAGTAGATATAAGTGAACAAACAAGTGAACAGGATCAGGAGCCCAATTTAGAATATTCAGAAGAATTAGATTATCTAATTGATTCTAATAAGAAATCTGATTTTAAACGTAAGAAGATTAAATAATGTCCACTTCGTTTCGAATATAAATAATCTCCACTACGTTTCGAATATAAATAAATTATGACAGTAAATGAACTTGCAGTACAATTAGCTAAAGAACAAGATGAAGATTCTAATGATACTGAATTTATCAGTGTTGTAGAATCTTGGATTGATGATGCAGTTGATGAGATTGCAAGTTCACACGATTGGAGATTCTTTAAAAAGATCAGACCTTTTAGTACTGTCATATCTCAACGCGCTTATCCACTAGATGAAGATATTGTAGATATTAGATCAATTAGGTTTATAGATACTGATGAACCTATTGATTACCAAGATGAAATGAATTTAGCTAATATTGCTGAAGATTTAGAGAATCAAGGGAAACCGAGATGGTGGTATTTCACGAATACTTCTAGTGGAGTAAACGAATTAGTAAAGAATATTGCATTCTCACCTATACCTGCTGCAATATATCCATTAGAACTTAGTGTTTATGTTCATCCAACAACTATAGTTCTAGATACTACTGATCCTATTCCATTTCGTAAGGAATGGATTTTGGCTATTAAGCACAGAGTTAGGGCATATGTTTTAATGAGTGATAAAGATTATGAAGGTGCAACTAAATATCTTCAGATGTTTTATCAGAAGTTAGAAGATATGAAGACTAAGGAAAATCAAGCTCCTGCTGGAAGATTCTTAGTAATGCAACCTAGAGATTTAGGTCAACAGAATGATCGTAGGTTTGCTAAACTTGATCCATCAAGATTCCGTAACTAATTAAAAAAGATGCCACTTCCAAGTCAAACTAGAACAGATCAAATCTACCAACAAAGTTGGCAGAGTGGTATGATTACATCTCTTCCACCAGAAGAGTTGCCAAACGATGCTGCGCAACTCTTAGAGAATGTTGAGTTTGATGCAAACTCTAATCTAGTTAGTAGAAACGGAGTCTCAGTATTTCTTGATACAAGTTTAACAAACCAAAGAATAACATCTTTATTCAGAGCACAATATTCAGATGGAACAGTATTTATTTATTTTACTTCAGGAACACAGCTCTATCGTTGTACGGAGACGGGAGCAAGTTTAACTAATATTACAGGCGCCCTTGTATTTCCAAATGATACTTTTTGGCAGTGGGTAATGTATAATGATTTTGCTGTAGGAGGGAATGGTGGAGCCAGTGATGGTTTAATTAAAATACCGAGTACAGGCACACCAGCAGCAGTTCCAGGATCATCTAAATATATAGAAGTTTGGAATAGTAGATTATGGGCAGTAGCTACAGGTAATACTAGTGTTTTATTTGCATCTAATATAAATAGTACTTTAATTGCTGGTAGTTTTGTTCCAGATAATACCGATTCTGGCCCAATTGAACTAGATATAGATATAAGGGGTGGAGATTTTATAACCGGTATTAAGGTTTTTAGAGGCTCATTGTATATATATAAGCGTAGAAGTATTTATGTTATTTCTGCAATATCTGCTCCTGCAACTATTCCAAGTAACTTACGAGTAGATCAATATACAAAAAACTTAGGATGTGAATCTGCATATTCTATTCAAAATGTAATTGATGATCAAGTATTCTTATCCAGTTCAGGAGTTGCTTCTTTATCTTTAGCTCCACTCGGTGATTTAAAAGGCTCTCTTTTATCAAGAAACTTAGCAGAATTACAGTTACTAAAAAAGACATCTAATGAACTTTCTGCAATTGTATTAGATGATATGAATCAGTATTGGTTAAGTATTCCATCTAATATTTCTAATTCAGGAAACAATGAAGCTTGGGTATTAGATTATGAGAAAGTGAATACAAAAGACGAATCTGGATTTCCCATAGTACGTTGGGTAAAGATGACTGGACTAGTTACAGGGACTGCATATACAGAAAGACTAGATGGGAATTATAAAACCTATTTAATTGCAGGTTATGCAGTTACAGGACAGCATACTTTTATTTATCAGTATACTCCAAATAATCCAGTTAGAACATTTAATGATAATAGTAATGTCTATATTCAAAGAGTAATTACAAAAGCGTATACTCCTAATTCTTCTTTACTTAGAACACTTTGGCATAGATTTGGTGGAGTAATTAGATTAAATACTAATACATTAAACTTATTTATTTTCTATTATTTTAATAATCAAACCTCGGCCGCAGGAGATTATACAATACAGTTTACTTCATCGGTAAGTTCTCCAATATTTCTATATGGTAGTGGAGTCTATGGAACTGCAACTTATTCAGATTCTACAGCAATAGATTTAGATAGAGTATTTTGGAGACAATTTAGAAGAAATGCCAATGGACGTAAAGCAAGAACTGTAGCATTAGAATTAAGAAGTAATACTGTAGATCAAGGATTTACTCTAAAGTTTCTTCAAGTTGAAAATACTTTACTTAATTTTAGAAGAGCAAGGGGGGCATAACCTATGGCAACATTCCAAAAACTTGGGGATTATTCTGGTGGTACTACTGTAGATGGTACAGAACTAACTAATGAGTTTAATAACATCTATAATGCCTTTAATGGAACATCTACAGATAAAGAAATACATCATAAGTTTTCTGGTACTAATCCAAGTTTAATATTAAATCAACAAGGCTCTGGTCTTATATTAGATGCAAGAAAGTCAGGAGTAACTCTTCTTTCTATTACTAATAGTGGAAAAATTACCAGTCCAAGTATTATAGTTAGGGAACTTACTTTTTATATAGTTCTTCCGAGTGCTTTGACTTCAGGTGAGGTTTTAAAACTATATGGATTACCACTAGGTTCCATAAATATAACGAATCTTAAAATAAGTTATAATGGTGGTAGTCATACTTCAGGTGGAGTATTAACATATAGAATTACAAAGAATAATGTTCAAGTTGGTACAGCTTTAAGTTTAGATAATACAAATAATACTATACGCACTTTATATACTCAAATACAGGCAATAAGTGTAACAGTAAATGATATTATAGGAATAGCAAGAACAGCATTAACTGGTTCTGTTACAGAAACAAATATAACAGTAACTATTCAATTTGAACAAAAACTAAACTAATCTCCATTTCATTTCGAATATGAATAATGTCCGTTTCACCTCCAATATAAATAATGTCCACTACGTTCCCAATATAAATAATATTTATAATTATGAGTGTCTTTATTAAACAAGGTGATTATTCAAATGGTACACCAATAGATGGCCCTGAGATATCTGGTGAATTTGATAATATTTATAATGCATTAAATCAAAGTTCTTTGGATAAAGAATTAAATCACAACTTTAATGGAACACAACCATCACTAATAGTAGATCAACTTAGTACAGGAGATATTCTTCAATTTAAAGTAGGTAATAATATTGTATCTAGGATTGATAATTCTGGGATTATTCATAGTAATGATACTAAGTTGATAAATGTATTTACTTGGTTTGTAGATAATCCAAGTACAAGTGATGAAATATCAAAAATATTTATTCCACCCTCAAATGCTACAATAATAGATACATTCGGAGTAATCTGGTCAGGACAAGGAGTTCAAGGTAATTTCTCCCAATGGCAATTACAGAGACAAGGTGATCCATTTGCTCTTAGTTTTACATTACAGTTAGATACAACAACACTACCAAATACTATTATAGCTACTGGTATAAATGGAAATCCTAATTTAAGTCCTTCTGATGTAATTTTTATAGATAACTTAGGTCTAGCAGGAAGTGCAACAGGCTTTACTTTTTTTATTACATATTTTACAAATGAATTAGTTTGAATATGTTTGAATCTAAACTTATAACTAAGGCAGACTTACCAAACTTTCTCAATAATATAAGAAGGTTAGTAGATGGTTCAATTTCTATAAACGGTTTAATAATTAAACCAAATGGTTTTATAACTAATGTTCCTAAAGTTATTTTAAGAGAGGCACCAGTTACCCCCTCTGGTAATACGGGTGTAGGAGAGGACGCTATTGCAGCTTTTAATATACCCGGTGGATTTTTACCAAAGAATTTGGATTATTCTGAAGGTGAACTTAGTGGCGGTTTAGCTAATAATACAAATACAAAAACTATTAGATTTTATGTAAATTCTGGACTTCAAGCTGTTTTGGTAGTTAATAGTGGGCTACAAGGTTGGAGATTAAATTTTAAAATTATTAGAGTAAGTGATATTGTTGTTAGAGTATCCTGTACGTTAGAGGCCAATGTATTAAGAATAAATTCACTAGGAGTAGTTACAACTAGTACTGGGTATGCTATTCAAGTTAATAATAGTGGTGATTTAGGAGTATCTGATTTAGATACAAATAATTTGGATATTTTAGTTACTGCTGAAGCTGTAAATGATAATGATATAACAAAGAATCTAACAGTCTTATCTATATGTCAACAGTAAGGCAACTTTCATAAAAAGGAGTGGTAGCTATATCGCACTTAATCCCTGGCAAAAAGCAATTGAAGGTTTAGCTAAATCTCAAGGTTTGAAAGGTTCTGCTCAACAGCAAGTCTATCAAACTCCACAATATCAAAACTTAATTAACACATTCTTTGGTAATATTCCACTTCCCACAGGAGTGGATGAGTCACAAGTTATTAGTCGTGATGCTAATGCTGTAACTTATAGAGATGCAGAAGGGTATCAACATACGCTTAGTAGGGATTTAAGTGGGATCTCTCCTACATTAGGACAGGTAAAGGAAACAGGAACGAATAGACCTGCTTTACTTCCACTAAGTCAAAGTTCTAATGCAGGAGCTGCTCCTACTCAGGATGTTCAGCAGCAACTAACTAATCAACTAACTCAAACATTTCAGAATCCAGTAGCACTTCAACAACTTGATCCTGCAACACAGGCTGCATTAAAACAAATACAAGACGCACAGAATGCACAATTGCAGGATCAATTTAATAAGGCACAAGGAACATCAGTTGCTCAACTTGTAGGACGTGGAGTAGGTTCATCTTCTATTGCTGGACAGATAATGAATCAGCTATTGCAAGGTCAAGGTCTTGTACAACAGCAAGCTAATTCAGATGCAGCTAGTAGACAATTAGGAGTACAGCAATATTTAACAGGTGCAAATCAAACACAGAATCAGAATCTACAGCAATATCTAAATAGTTTACTTCAAATAGGAACACAAAGAGATATATCGGGAGCACAATTAGGTTTGCAACAACAGCAAATGAGTCAGCAAGATCAGCAATTCTATGCTCAACTACAGCAACAAATACTGCAATTCCAGGAACAGCAAAGAGAAGCACAAAGACAGAATCTACTAAATAATATATTTAAAGGTGTAGCCGTAGCTACTGGAACAGGAGCAGCTTTAGGCAGTGCTTTTAGTTCACAGAACCCAGGAGGAACTGTTCCATCCCCGCAGCAACCCCCTAATAGTATATTTAATCCTCCGTATACTCCTAATTATCCTAATCCTAATTTAGAAGGTTTTTAGTATGGCTCAACAGAATCAACAAGTTCCTATACAAGATCAAATGCAAGTTCCATCTACTGCAATAAATGCACCTGTATTTATGCCTGATCCTAGTTTACTTCCTCCTACCGGTGATCCATATCAAGGACTTGTAACCTTATTACAGCAATTACAAGGTCAGCAATATAATCCTCCACAGCAAGGAAAGTTACAGCAGATACTAGGTGCATTAGCTTCAGGAGCAAGTATACTTGCAAGTAATGATCCGGGAGGTACACTAGGAAATCAACTTAATGCAAGATTACAAGTTCAACAGAATAGAGAGAATCAGGAAAGAGCCAGACAGACTCAGTTACAAACAGCAATGATTCAAGGAATGCTTGAGAAGTCTAGAGGTGCGAATGAAGCACAGACTAGAACAAGGGAGATGCGACTTCAAGGTGCATTACAAACTGAAGCTGGTGTACAAGCAACAGCACAGCAAGCAGCGGTTGATTTAAATAGAGCAGATATTAAACTAAAAGAGATGGCCAGTACTGAAGACTTTCTTAATAGAACTATGGATCAAAGAGCTATTAGGAATAGGATGGAATCTCCTGAGATATACAATCAATCTCTACAATTGGCACAACAAATTGCACACTATGTACCAAAGACTTCTCCTGAAGTTGCAACAAAACTTGCACAGAAGTTAACTGGTCAGGATTTAAATTCAATTAGTATGGAAGAGAATCTTCTATATAATAGATATAATGTAGCTAAGCACGAAGATTGGAAGAAGGACAAAGCATTAAAGGAAGCTGTAGCTAAAGGTGAGATAGACAAGAACGAAGCTGAAGCAAGATATTATCAAGTACTTGCAGGACAGGGTGGAAGTAAGACTGATCCTATTCTAGCCAACGCTGCTGATGAATATGCCAAAAGAGCATTTAGTCCGGCAGTTAAACTCAAGAATGGACAAATAGTTTCCAGTATTGATTTACCCAAATATGGAATGAGTGGACAATTTAATACTACGCAACCTACAGAAGAAGAGACATTTAAATTTCAACAGGAACAGCTTAAATCATTTACCAAACTAAATCAAGATATGCGTAGTAATGTTAATAATGTTAATACTACAATGCCAGGACAACCTACAACTATACAAGGACAAGTTGGGAACGATCCAATACTTAATTTAATTAAGGAGTATGCACAAACACATAGTAGAGAAGAAACACTAAAACAGTTTGTTAGTAGCACAATTGCTCCTGAACTTAAACAGAAATATATCCAATTGATTACTAATAACTTTGAAGAGATTAAAGGTCAGATGGTTCCTGCAACTAAAACACAGAAACTAAATAAAGTTCCACCAGGAGTTAGAGTTAATGATATTCTAAATATTAAGCGATAAGTTTTATACTATATCTATATGCCAGAAGATAATCCATTTAATAAATTTAGTAATTTAAAGCCAACACCAGAACCTAGTCAGAATCCATTTGACCAGTTTGGCCCTTCTGCATTTCCTGACTTAGGGAAATCTAAATCTACTCAACCCACACAAGAAGAGAATCCATTTAATAGATTTGGTGGACAGGATACTTCACTAGGAACTCAAGTCTCAAATATTGCAGGAAATATAATTAGTAAAATACCAGGAGCACAGAAAACAATATCAACAATCGCTCCTGCTTTAGATGTTTTATCTAGACCTAGTTATGCAGTATCTAGATTTATTGATGCTTGGTCTGATGAAGCTACAAAACCATTAGAGGCAGTATCACAGGCATTTACTGAATTATTTGCAGGTAATTATCCAGGTATAGGAGATATATTAGGTGGAACAAATGCAAGATTAAAGATAACAATGTCTGATGTTATCAGGCGTAGAGAGCCAGAATTTGCAGCTAAGAATCCAAACGCTACAACCATACTTGGTTTTATAGGAGACGTTGCATTAGACCCCCTTAGTTGGTTAGGAGTAGGGGAGACAAATAAAGTTATTAAAGTTGCTGGAAGCTCTTTAAATAAAACTGCAACAGAGACATTTAAGGAGTTACTTCCATCTATCTCTAGAAAGATATATGTAGCAGAAGAGGGAACATTAAATATCTTGGATGAATTACCTAAAGTAACTCAGCAGGCGCAGAGAACAGCAAATAAGGCTGAATCATTTCAGAAGCGTATAGCATCTTCAGCAGTTATAGATGAAGATGGGGAACTTATTCCTCTTTATCACGGAACACAGCAGGCTTTTAAGAAATTTAAAGATATAGGAGATGTTAGTGGAACTTATTTCTCCACTCTTCCTGAAGTTGCTGCGTATTATGCAGGAGAGTCAGGTAATGTGATTAAGGCTTATTCATCTGCTAAGAAGGTACTTGATTTAACAATAGCGCCAGAAGAGAAGTTATTGAATCTTTCTGAGAAGTTAGGACTTCCAGTAGAAGAAGGTACAACTACTAATGATATTGTAAATGGAATAAGAAATAAATTAAGTACTAACCCTAAGTCAGGTTATAGTAATCCTTTAGAAGGACAAAAAGCTTTAGTAGAACAACTAAAGAAAGTTGGTTATCAAGGAATGAAGTTTATGTCTGATGATGGTGGAACACTTCATTCCCAATATCTTATATTTAATAACAATAATATCATTCCAGCTTATACTAATAAGGGAGTAAGAGCCGTAGAGCAAGTAGCTAAGAAGACAGGATCAATAGGAAAGTTAGAGAAAGATACAGCAATTTTAACTAATCGTGGTTACTTTGATGCAGTTAGAGAAAAGCAAGATGAAGTAATTAACTTTCTTAATGGTTTTGTAGATAAAGAAAATAAAATAACTCCACAGTTTGCATTAGAACAGGCAAGTCAAGAAATAAGGAATGATCTAACTAGAACATCAAAGACAAGACCTAGAGATGTGGCATTTGAGAATGAAGTTTATGAAACAATGACTGATCGAATTGCTAAACTTGTTAATACTAATTCTAATATAGCTAAACAAATTCTAGAACCAAAAGGTTTATATCTTAAAGTAGGTCTTCCTTTTACTAATCAAACTCCAATACTTAGATTATTTGGTACAGAGTACCTTGCTAAAAAGATTAAAGGATTAGGAGAATATATAAGAACATCAGATAAGATTGTACCAAGAACAGCCAATGTTATTGGACAAGTCTTCTCTAGGGACTTTGCACTTCCAGAAGAATATATTAACTTTAGAAATGAGTTAGAGAATCAACTAGGTTATCTATCTCACAATATGACAATTCAAGCTAGAAAATTATTTACAGATGTCTCTGTAGAAGGAAGAGAAAAGATTGTAAATATTTTACATAATGCAGATAGTGAGACTCGTAAACTAGAACAAATTAGATCAGCTTCTAGTGAACCAGGATTTAGAAACTTGACTGATGGGGAGGCAGCACAAATATTTCAAGAATCAGTTGAAAAGTTTAAAGCTACTCCACAAGAATTTGCTATACTATCTTCCATTCAACAAGATTATAAAGAAGCTGGCTTATTAGAGATGAGAGCAGGCTTACTTAGATATAATTTATTGAACTATTCTGCTAGAGGGTATCAAGCAATTAAAGATTCTTTAGATATGTCTATAATTACTAGAGGTAAGATTGGTAATAAAATACCCGAACCTTATCTTTCTTCAGCTAAGCAAAGAAAATTTCTAACTGTTCAAGAAGCAGAGGAGGCCGGACTAGCTCCTGAACTAGATGCAGCAGTTTTATATGCACATCGTATTCTTTCATCACAAAGAGCTTTAGCAATTAAAACATTTAAAGATTCAGTTACCGAACTTTATGGTACATATAAGACTAGTGGAACTATTGCACATACAGGTATTCTTCCAACAACATTTACAGAGACAGGACTACCAAAATATATTGTAGATGATATGAAGATGATTGGTCAATCAATTATACCTTCTGGAATGAATGAGACACAAAGACAAGTATTAAGAGTATTTGATAGATTACAAGGTCTTTGGAAAAGAGTATCTACCACAGCAAATCCAATATTTGCACCTAAACAGTTAGTATCAAATACATTTCAATCTGCCCTGATAGTTGGAGCTAGGGCTTTTAAAGCTCTTGATCCAAGAGTTGCAATAGATTCTGCTATAACAATGTTTCGTGGTGGAAAGCCATTAGAACAACTACCTGAATTTCTAAGTAATTGGCTAACTAAAAACTTTACAGGTAATCAAGGTTTAGATTCAGTTATTGCTGGACGAGTAGTCTTACAAAGACATTTGGATGATGCAGTATCAGAAGATTTTCTAAATCAATTTATTAAGACTACCGCACTTGGACAGAAGTTTAGTGGAGCAGAGCTACAGCAATTAGCTTTAGAGAATGGAATTATCAGGGGATTTGATACAACAGGAGAAACCTTTAGTAAGAAGGTCACTGAATCTTTAGAAAGAGGTTCTACCTCACATGCTAATGTAGTTGGAGTTTTAACTAAAGTGTGGAATCATGCTTCTTTAATTGAAGATTATTCAAGAATGAGTCTATTCTTGAATGGTATTGGTATGGGTTATTCCGCTAAAGAATCTACTAAGTTAGTTAATAAAGCTCTATTTGACTATCAACGTGGACTATCCGCTATTGAGAAGAATATTATTAAACGTATTATTCCATTCTATTCATTCCAAAGATTTGCAATACCTTTTGTCTTAAAGCAAACAATACAACAGCCAGGAAATGTAGCCACACTAAACAAGTTAATGGCTACAACAGAGAAGCTTTTAATTAGTGGAGAGGAGTTAACGCCTGCTGAAGTAGATATATTTAATCAGAATGGAGAGAACTATCTATTAGATCAACCTCGACTCTTATCTGGATTTGATAAGAATGGAACTGCAACACTTAATATCTTAAATAACTTTACTCCATATGATGTATTGAATATGCTTCAGTATGATAAGCAAGGGAATATAGATATTTCTAGAACAGCAGAAAGAACTTTTATGGCTGCTCTAAGTCCTTTTCTAAAACTACCTATAACTTTTGCAGAAAAGAAAGATTTATTTACTGGAAGAACTATAGAGGATGCATCTAAAATATCAGGTAATTTAGATATATCTTTAGGTAAGATTATTCCAGATTCAATAAAACAACTAATGTCTTGGGAAGTTAGGAAACACGAGATTACTGGTAAAGTATCTACATATATAAATCCATTCTTCTCATATTATATGATGCAGTTTATTCCTCAACTGCGTAATTTTATGAAACCACTAAGTGAACTTGATAAAGTTAAAGGTGGTTTTTTAAAGAGTGGGATGTATGTTGCAATGAATATCTTTGATCCTATTAAATCACAGCAATATGATTTTAAATATAATGAGGATAATGAGAATTACAGATTGAGTAAGGATTTAAATGATATTGAATCTGGCTTCGTTAAAGCTAAGATTAGGGGAGATGCAATTGGAACTGACAGTTCCTTTGAGTTTGAAGATAATCAAAAGAAACTTCAACTCTTATTTCAATCAATAGATGAAAGGACTAAGGCACGTCAAGGAACAGGAGTACGTGGGCTTGGAGTAGGAAATGTAGGGGAAGTTCCTGTTGGTACTACACTTCCTAATGATATTCCAATAAATCAGCAACAACCAAACTTTAGATAATCTTATCTAAACTAATTTGAGTTATGAAGAATAATATTATTCCAGTTTATCCAATACCGTATATTGACAAGAAGAAGAAAGATGAGTACGGATATTATGGTGGCGGAGCAACTGTAACTATTATTTCTCCTTCTAATCCTATTGAAAACTTATTTGGTACTAGGATACCAGGAACTCCTATCAACTCTGATACAGATAATTATACATTAGGAATGAAGTTTCAAGTTAGTGTAGGTGGAAATATAATAGGAGTTAGGTTTTATAAAGGAGATGCAACAAATGGTGGAACACATATAGGAGCATTGTACGATACCTTAGGAACTTTATTGGCTAGTAAGAATTTTAGTGGAGAGGGTACATCAGGATGGCAAGAACAATTATTTGATACTCCTGTTGCTATTAGTGCAAGTACAACTTATATAATTGCGTATCTTTGTACACAAGGACACTATTCAAATGATCCAACATTCTTTCAATCTGCTGCTTTTGTGAATGGACATATAACTGGACTGCAATCATCTGGCGGAAGTGATAATGGATTATTTCACGTAGGAGCAACATTAACCTTTCCTACAGATTCATTTAACTTTACAAATTATAATGTGGATGTTCTTTTCCAAGCAACTTAAATATATTTCTCTAACTCAAGAAATTGTATCTTACCTAATGTCCGTTTCACTTCCAATATAAATAATAAATCTCCCCCAAGTTATCTGTAGATTTCGTCCTGAAACGAAATAATATTACGAGGTTTATTATGAAAGAAGAAAATAAAGTAACTCTAGGTGTTATACTTGGAGTTTTGTTTTGTTTCCTATTGATCCTAATTGGTTTATTTCTGGCTTATAAGGAGTAAGTGTAGCTTAATGGAATTTAAATTAAACACTAATCAAATTATTGCAGGACTGATTCAGGCTCTAGGCTATGCAGGCTTAATCTTTATGCTAGCTTGGAAAGTATCTAGGCAGGTATCTAAGATTGAGAATAGAGTAGAGAATGCGGTGGATCAAATTAAGGAAACTAATACCAGAATGGAGAAAACATTTGATAAGATTGATAGGACATTTGATAGGATGGAAGATAAGTTAGATCGGAGAGATGAAAAGAGAGGAAGATCATAAATCTTCCTCTCTCTACTTTATTTATTTATAGTTCTTACCAAGAAGAAATGTATATTTCCTCTATATTTCTCCTTCCAAAATCTCTCCTATCTTTCTCCAAGAAACTGGAATATACTCTTCATTATGAAATTCTTCGAGAAAGTCACCAATAATTTCAGTTAGATCGTACGCACTTCCATACCCACAATCAATACTATATCCAAGAAACCGTTCTAGAAATTCTTTTTCACTCATCTAATTTAATCTCCATGTTAGTTACTGATTTTAGAGAATTATCTTTAGTTAGGTAATTTAAAATGTCATTGATATTTTGACTTAATGTAAATATTTTATGATCTATATTAGCGCAAATATTGCTAATACTGTCTACCTTTGAATCTATTTGATTGCTTAAAATACATAACTCATTATGAGATCTTATTTTAGCAATACGGGAATCACCTTTCTCAAAGGGTTTACCACTCCCATTACCTCCCGGCTTATTCTTCTCAAATCTAATATCATTCTTGTACACCCATTTATCAAATATCTTCTTCTTATCAATGTTATGCTTCTTGACTTTTTGTGTGATATTAGAATCACTACAGCTATGTACTTTCATTAAGGCTTCAGTTGTATAATAAGTTCCATCAGTGAAAACAAAATAATCTTTTCCTTCGATTAGCCACGACCTAATACTAGGAACGGTTCCCTGTTTAGCATTGGCATCGACTACTCCTCCTGTACCTGTATACAGGTACCCATCTTTATTTATTGGCATACTATCTCCTTATTTATTTCAGAATAGAATCTACTTTCTTTCTATAGAGTTCTTTAATATCATTTAAGAACATGTGCATATCCTGTTCAGTATCAAATTTAATTTCTAAGTTAAGAATAACTTTTTCATTATCATCAAAACTAATTCCAACTTTAATATCTTTAAGCTTCATTTAAAACATCTCCTGTCCAGTTCTCTTATTAACTAGTTTACCATTAACTACAACAATTTCATCTCCTTCTTTATAAGGACTAATACTACTACCTGTTGGAGCTTGAAGAACAGGAATATAAGGAGGCACTGCTTCTTGTACAGCAGCATTTACGACGGGAGCAACTAAAGAATTATTATGTGTATACTGTTCATTTATAATTTGATCTCCCTGAATAATGTGTCCGTAGGCAGCAAGCACTTTACCGTATGCCTGTTTAAGAATATTAACTGAATCTTGATATGTTCTATATCCCTTTCCAAGAACATTAGCCTCAAGACTGTGTGGAGTTTCTTCCCCAATATTGAGTGGGGAGGCCTCACCCATAAATTGGAGAATAGGGTACCGTCTAGCTAATCCCATACCTGTAGCCTGAATCATCATATCTCTACCAGTATTTACATCAAGATAACTAGAAACTCCCGCATCCTTAATAATTTTAAGAGTATTTATAATTACATTAAACTGTGTTTTACTCTGTCTCCAAATATAAACTTTATTATCTCCTCCAGTTGTTCCTTGTCTATAAATAACATTCCAGAATATTGCGTCTCTGGGCCAGAAATTACTTCTAACCTCTTGTTCTACTCCGTGCATATTAAGGAAAGAGTGTGCCTTGCACCAAGCACACCCAAATTCCTTATACTTTCTATAATTATCTTGATCTAAAAGATTATTAGCTCCTAGATAACCTGCAATCAAGCTATTCTTCTTTTTCTCCTCATCGCTTTTCTTACTAATTAAGTTCTCATATAAATGTCTCCAACACAGGACACTTGTAAACTTTCCTCTTTCTCCCGGTCTAGCTGGATCAGGAATTGTACAAGTATGTTCAGCAATTTTAAGGTAAGGGAGCTGTTCAGTTGCATTACCGCTAGGTACAATTCGCAACCTGTGTATTCCAATAGGTAGTTTAAGAAATATAGTTTTCTCATTTCTTCCATACTTACCTGTAGGCAAGCTCTTATCTACTTCAGCATTGATAGCATCCCAATTTACATCATATATTTGTTCATTAGTCATTATTTTTATTCTCCTTTTAAAATTATGTTAGGATAATTTGTTTTGTTTCTTTATCAATTTTAATATTTTTAATTTCGATTATATTATATTTTTCATAGAATTCATTCCATTCTACAAAACATACTTTGTAATCTTTATAATCAATTTTAGTTATTTTTTTAAGTAATTGTTCTAAATTCATTCTTTAATTCCTTTTGATTCATTTATAGTTGCAATAACTAAATTCTTTACTGCATCATCGAATAATTTACTATCTAATCTTTCTTCTTTCCAATTATCTAAAGCAATCTTCAATGTTTCTAGATGATGTTTATATTTATCTGAGCCTAGCGATGGGCCAGCATCAGTATAATACATATGAACTAGTAAACACATTTCAGGTAAGTCAATAGTAACATATTTTCCGTCATCATTTAACATTGTTTGTCTGTCTCTCGCTTCCTTTGGCATTTTATTCTCCTTTATAGTTTTAAAGTAAGTTCTTTAACTGTACATGAACTTGTAATATCCATTGCAAGTTTACCTAATTGCATTAAGTTGTCTTCAGTTAATTCAATTATAATATAATCCTTTCCTACTCCAATCAAATCTTTATTGATTTTAATTTGATAGCCATCAATAAGATTTCTTGATAATGTTATTGTATTATGTTTATTATTATCCACCATTATTACTCCAAACTTCATTAGTGAAAGCTTCAGGACGATTAGAGAGTTTAAGTTTAAGCTCCTCTCTAATTTTAATTAACTTATCAATCCAATCAAAGAAATCATTTAGTGTGTTAAAGTAACAATGTGCTCTCCTAGTAAGACTATTGTCACTCTCATTAACTCCTATTTCTATAGCTGCGTATACGTGCGGACTGCGAGATACATAGGCACGAACTCTATAATTTGCCTCATTTGTATAATTTGCTTTATTCATAACCTGTAAATCTCCTATAAATCAAGGTATTTCCGTTAGTCAATTCATAGCCTTTCTTATTAAAAGCTTTCCACCTACTAAGATATTGAAACTTAGTTATACTCAACGTATTGAATCTATCAATAGGGATTGTTATAATATCAGCCAATTTCTGATTAGTGTTTGTAATAGAAAGTACAGTAGGCAAACTAATAGAACTTGTAACTACTGTAGCCACTACCGCACAACTAATTGATTTAAGAAACTCTCTTCTATTCATTATGACCATCTCCCCTTATAGTCTAAATCGAATACCGAGGGTATTAAGATTCTTTTGTGTGTACTCGTTCTTTTAATAGAGTGTATTGATAATCAAGCGTAAGTAAAATTTCCTCAATACGTAAGTACTCTTCAGGGCTTAATCTAATATTTTGGTATCCATTTTCTTTACTCTTATTAACCAAAATCATCCATCCTTGATTACCGTCTTTATTCATTGTAATAGAATGAATATATTTCACGTTGTATGTACCATTTCCTACCTGAATAAATTTATTTTTATTCAATGCTCTTTCTCCTTTCTGTATTTCAAGATTAGAACCGTCTTTTCTTATCTCTTGTTTATAGTTAATTCTACGCTCCAACTAATCCCATCTATGTTTGTATTCAAGCTCAAATACGAGAGGCACATTGAAATCAATATCAAATACTTCTTTAATATACTTCACCGTCTCAACTTCCATAATTCGTTTTACATCTATTTTGATGTTTTCTAAATAAATTAGGTTGTCTTTAAATAAATCAAACTTAATTTCACACGTAACTGAATCGTGAACTTGCATTATTATGTGAGCATCAACAAAAAACTTAATTTCTGTAAAGTAATCATCAAGAAGTTTAAGACCTATCAAACAAATCCAACTAGCTAGTGATTGAACAGGAAAGTTAGTAGCCTGTCGTAATGCTCTTCTTCCTTCTCCTGTTTCAAATGATGCATCTTCTAATCTTCTTCTTTGACCAACTGGCATTTCCACCCAGCCAAAATTGATGGCATGTAGTTTTTGATTCTTAATCCAACTTGAAATCCTTGCATATCTAGCCAACCACTTTTTGATAATACCCTCACAATATTCCAAGTCCACAGAAATACCAAGTTCAATACGTAATAATCTTTGTAGACGCTGTGCTTGTACACCATAAAGAATACCAAAGTTAATTCTTTTAATTGCAACCCTATCATTCTTTGTCTTTTCATATTCTTCACACTTTGGATTAGCAAGTATTTGTTGAATATTCTCATAGGGTATTCCTTGTAGATCAGACATTACTGCCGTATGAATGTCCAATCCTTTATTAAAGGCATCAATCATTACTGGCTCTTGACTAAGGAATGCAGCTACTCGTAGCTCCAATTGACTCATATCCCCATCTAATAGAATATATTCTGGACTTGGAGCGTACATTCCTTTAACTTCTTTATCACGAGGGAGTTGTTGAAGATTTGGATTGCTACAACTCAATCGACCAGTCACAGTTCCACCTGATCCTTCCTCATTATTTCTTTTACCTAATGAATAGTTAGCGTGTACTCTTCCATCATATTTAGTCCATCTTTCTATTGGTTGATAATAAGTTGTAAGTAATTTAACTTTCTTTTTATATTCCATTAAGGAATTAAGAAAGAGATTCTTATCTTCTGTATCCGCTTGATCCATAAGATAGCCCAATGTTTCTGAGGATGTTGAAGCTTGGCCACTAGGTGTAAAATTTGTAGGGATAAATCCCAATTTCTTGAATAATGTATTCCCAATTTCTTTTGGTGAATCAGGATTAACTGTACCTTTAGCAATTTCAGACATACGATAACGAAGACTAACCAATTCTTTAAATAATTTAGTTTGTGTTTTATATGCATACTCTTTATCCAAATAGACTCCATTAGTTTCCATCTTACTAAGAATGGGAAGGATCATCGAAGATGTAATCATTAACTTATCTAGTCCTTGTTGTTTTAATTTAGGAACTAGAACATCATAAAGTCTCCTACTTGCATCAGCATCCTTACAATTATAGATAAGAAGATCATCGCTACTCATTTGATCTAACTTAGTTCTATCAATCGAATCTTTATAATCTTTATGCTCCCATTCAGGAAGATACTTCTTAACTAATTCATCTAGACTATTAGATTCTATATTCTCATCTAATAGATATTGAGCAAACATAGTATCGAATAGCATACATTTAACTTCAATACCGAGTTTAATTGTAATCCAGTTTATATCAAATTTAATATTATGTCCAACTAGTATAACTGTAGAATCTTCGCAAAGTCTGATAAAGTTTTTTATTGAGTCAATATCAGCATCACTATTAACTGGAGTACTATAAGCAATTCCATCCGATGGACTAACTGCAATTGATTTAATAAATCTACTCTTATCAAATGGATTCAAGCCCTCGGTTTCAATATCCATTCCAAATACTTTAGTATCAAAGTTTACGTAATCATATAAATTAGGAATGAAGTTATTATAACCTTCTGGCCATTTATTTAAAGAAGGAAAGAAATTAAATGTATCTTGTAATTGATCATTTGTTTTTTTCATATCTATATGCCCAATGTACTGATATAAATTTTGTAAATGCTTCTTCGTCGTTATACCTTACAGTAGGATAAGTATTCTTCACCCACTGTATAGCTTGTTCTTTCGTCATAGTAACTTTGCAGTTACCCCCACTCTCGTGTGGCTCATCATACGCCCATACTTCTTCATTTTCTTTCTTCATTTTATTTTATTTCAGGATAAAATCTATATTCTTGGTGTAAAGCCAAGATTACACAGACATCCATCAATATGTCCACCAACCATACACTCTGCTTGATCTTCTTCCACCATATACAAACCTCCCCAACCAAACCTTGATAACTCTATTGTGAAGTCTGCTGCAAAGTGCTTCTTACTCCTCCTATCCCAAAAGTATATTCTAACTTCAGTCTCAGGCTTGAACTGTTTTAGCTGATTTATCAAGACTTTTACCTGCATTATATATCTCCTTTTTATTTAGTCTAGCTTTATTCTAGCTTCAAATGATTTCCAACATTCAAAAGAAGCGTGTCCTTTGCACTTGCATAAATTGCAATAGACTAATTTAAGTTTTAAGAAATTAAGTATTTTTGATATTAACGTATTCATTCTTTTCTTCTCTACTCATTTAATCCACTCCAAATCTAGAATAGTTTCTGATACAGTTTGATGTGCAAAGTTCATTTCGATGTAAACTTTTTGTCCCGATAATCCTCTAGTATTCTTAATAAATTCTAGAGAACACACATTATGATTTATCTTTCTCAAGTAACTTCCTGACTGGCACATATATAAGATGCTTCCTGATTCTTTAAAGTTGTCTTGTCCCTCAGCCATACTAGATATAATAAAGATAATCTTATTTTTATCTCTAGCAAGATTAGATAACTTACCCATATTTATATCTATTCCCTTTCTCGGATCATTGCCTTCAAACTCCATACGTTGTATGTAATCTATAATCACAACATCAAAGCTATCTATTGCAGCAAGGACTTGATCTATTGTCCAACCTAATTCAATCTTAATTAAATTACTTATCTTATTCAACTCTGTTCTAGTTGTGTCTTCTATGAGAGACTTATCTTTCTCAATTTCACTCCAACTAAAAGATGAATACCTGCTAGCGACCCTACTCCACATTTGTTCCTTACTAAGTTCATAGCTAAGACTTAATACTTTCTTATCTTGCTTAGCAGCTTGACAAGTAAGCTCAGTAATCAAACTAGATTTACCTATACCACTTCTTCCCGCTATACCGTGAATGCCAGATGCAAAACCGCCGCTAAGAATGCTATCCACCACAGATAGACCACTACTGAATTGTTGCAAAGTTCTTTGGTTTCCGTTATGATTGCCAAAGCTGCTCCTAACATAGCTATTATCGTAGCTATTATAATTATTGATTTGTCCTTCCAACCAATCAATAAAAGTTTGATCAAAGTTACAGTAAGCACTATTAACGTCAGTCTTGCTAGAAGTTTCACTAATAAACTCTTTGGGAAATTCCAATATAATAGGAATCGCATTAAACTCCTTTAGATATTCAGCAGCTTTTCTTGCTCCAATATATCCTTCATAATCAGAATCAAATAAAATAAATACTTTCTTATTTCTAAGAGAATACATTTGTTTCTTACTAATCTTTGCTCCAAGACTAGCAATTGGATTTATATTAAGAGTCTCACGGTATTGCCAAATCGTAAAGAAATCTGTGATTCCCTCAACCAAGATAATGGAATTACTGCTAGCAATGTTTCTCCCAAATAGATTCTTATCAACTCCTGTTGTATTTCTAAACCTTTCACCTGTTCCCAGGATTCTACGTTTAATGAATTGATTTGTCCCATAAGGAATGACAAGGAATCCATAATCACTTTCTGTTTCTCTTGATTCAAAGTATCCTCCGAAATCTTCTATTGTTTCTGGTTTAATCTTTCTTTCAATAAGAAAATTAGTATAAGCCTCAACTTGTTTCCTAAGTATAATAGGTCTTTGTTTATTGGGAATAATTTCATTTATCCAATTATCAAAGGTAACTAAGTTATTAACTTCTATTCCACTATCCTCAATCTCATCATTCATATTGGAAATGGGCGGGACATTATATTCTAATTCTAAACTCTTAGCTAATTTCCATAATGTCAGACCATCACATCCAGCCATACAACTAAATTGTTTATATTGAAATGAGATCGCGGCTGACTTGTGTTGATCAGAATGGAATGGACAGTTAATTGGAATCCATTCTCTACCATAATCAACCTCTATATTAAATTTATTAGCTATTGCTTGTATTAGATCCATAGCTCTCTCTCTTTTGTTTCAGGACAAAATCTATTTTAGTGGGGGTATGTATCAAGAATATCTCTATGTCGTTCCATAAATTTAGTATCATTAAAATGTCGAGCAAGATACCTCATAACTTCATTAAGATCCTGTATAAAATATGTATTTATTACAGCGTCCATATCAGCTAAGATCATTTTAACTTGATAATAATCATTAACCTTTTCAATCACAATCCAACTTCTATTAGAATTATCTATCAATTTATTCTCCTTTTATTTTCCTTTAATATCTAATCTGAATTTATTTATATTTCCTGACTTAGGGAAATCATTTATATTTCCTTATCAATTTAAATACTGTATCAAGTATTGTAAACCAATCCGGAATTGGTAATACAATTCCATTATCTGTCGGTTCATAACTTAATCCAGTTTGTGTTTCAACTTTCCTGAACTGTCTTATATCAATACACTTACCATCTATCTTATGAGATAGTACCCTTACATACCATACATTAGGTTGTGAGTTAGTAAATTTAGTTTCAGGAGAATGGATAAATATTGGGAGTGATCCTTCGATCACTCCCCAAACCTGTTGATAATATCTTTGTTTCTTTTCTTCTTTCTTATCTGATAAGATACAAAGACTTATCCAATCCTCAATGACTTGCTTGAAGGATGGAATAGTATCGAGAGAAACTATCAATCGTTTTCTTAAAACTTCTCTCTGTCTCTGATCTAATTTCTTTAATATTCTTTGTACGAAAGGAATCGTCTAACGATCCAACCTCAGCTTTCTCCTTTAACTGTACAAAGGTTTTATTGATCTCAGTAATATCTTGTGATTGTTTATTCTCTTTAGGGATTCTTTCAAAGAAGTGTGGTTTAGGGGTATCAGTAAAGATATAATCTTGCATTATATCTGGAAAGTTTATTTGTTTAGCAGATTCTTGTAAGTCATTGGAAACATTAGAGATAAAGTTGTTGACTTTATCATTGGCTTCAGATATAATAGTGTTCATGAAATCACTTGAATCTTCGATATTCATTTGGTTTTGATCCTTTGTATTAGCTTGAGGTAAATCAATGTTGATAACATAAAGGGTTTAGTTACTGATAATAACTAAACCCTTTCTACTTTACACTCTCCACTCTTTTGCATTCATCAATGGATTATTAAATACTTCCTCTGTACAAATATGAATCTCCTTTCCCAACTGAAATATATGATTAACCATTGAACATATTTGTTTCTCATAGTCCTTTATAATTTGATTTTGAATATCAATTTGATTAAGTAATCGTGGAATTTCTTTTATTGTAAACACTTCTCCAGTTGTTAAGTTTATTGATTCCATATTTATTTCTCCTTTCTTCCCATTAGATTTAAACTAACAGGTAAACTAGCACAATCTTTTATATCACTCCGCCATTCTTCTATTCTCGTAATTTTACACCAAGACATCAAGATAGTTAATTTGTTTTGATCGAATATAGATTTATGGAAATCATATTCATCTACCTGTCCTCCAATAATATATGCATAAAGCAATGCTGTAGGAAATTTAGAATTATTATTAACAAGCTCTTTAGAGATCCATCTCATATCAGGAACTGCGATCTTAATAATACCCTCTGGTTTTAAAACCCTGATCCATTCTTTTAGAACATCAAAAACTTCTCTCTCTGAGAAGTGCTCTAATATATGACTAGCTCTAACCTCTATAAATGTTTCACTATCATAATTAAGTGGAAAGATTGTGTGCCCAAACTTAGCATCAAGATTTATATATCCTTCTAATTCTTTCTCACCTGATCCTATATTTAATTTTAAATCCATATTAAGTTATCTCGTAGTTTTGAATCATTGAAAGAACACTGCCGGCAGCGTATCTTTTATCTTCGTATTTATATCCATAGTGTTCTATTACAGTCTTCGATACAGCAAGTCTATTTGATTCTGGGTACTCCGCTACATATTTCTTTCTAGCTTGATAGAGATCAAGCATTCCAGTTTCAACTTGCCATTCAAGATAAGCTGCAAATTGCAGCCTCTCATTATTATGCACCCATTCAATTGGAATATTTCTACGAGTTGCATATAACTGTTCATACATTTGATTAGCTTCAAGCATTCGGTCTCCTCTACTTAATGAGAATATATTTCTCAGCCCCACATTTAGAACACCTCATAACTTTATATCTTTTCCCATCGATAGTAACTGTTCTATCGTGGTAATAATTATGTTTACATAATTCATCAGTCTTCATTTCTTGATTAGGCTTACAACTACTACAGTTGTATAGATCAGTGTGAATAAAATTACTATAAAGGTAAGTGTGTCTAGCTGACTACTGATTCTACTTAGAAGTTCAATCTTTCTATTCTGAAGTGTCCTATCTTCTTTCTCTTCCATACTAATTTAGATTCCTTTCTTTCTAATTAGGTTGCCTCTGTAATAAATCTAATAAACTTATCTTTTCTCCCTTTCTTGGCCATCAAATAAAACTGCATCCATAACCCATTCGCAATTTGGACATACCCAAGCGGTATGTGACCCACAATCATCACAAGGAACCTCAGTTTTATTGGCTTCTATTTCGTCAAAATATACATAACAATTTTCACATTTTATCTCCTTCATAAAATCTTCCATAAATAACCTCCATTTTACTGAGAATATGAATAAGGGTTGTGGAAATTTATTTCTCTAAGTCAAGAAATCCATCCCATAACCCTTTAATATAAATTAACAGATAAATTAACAATAAAAGAAACCAACGTAATTTCTTATACTCATAGACAACTTTATTTATGATCTTATCGAAAGAGTTCGGCTGGATCAAAGCTCTCATCTACAACAGGCTTTGATTTAGTTTTCTCTTTTTTGGATGGCTTAGGCTCCTTTGGAACTTTAACTTTAGGAGCAGGTTCTTTCTTACTCAGCCATCCAAGATTCTCAGGATTCAATCCCCTAGCCTGTTTCCAACTAAGTTTGTTTCTAAAGACTTGAATCAAAGCTTTGTAATCATCCGGAGTATCTTCACTCTCAATCATTGCATCCCAGTTACGGGGAGACATTTCATCTACACCTCTAGCCGACGTAGATCTAGCCTGTCGAACACTAACTCTCTTACCTCCACCAATCAGCTTAGCTTCTAAACTCATATTAGCAAGAGCTTCTCTCATTTTATCCTGGGTCTCTTGACTATAAACCTTACTAAGTCCAGAACCTTTAGGCGCAGCTTCCCCATAAGTCTTTACCAACTGAAGAGCAGCAGTCTGTGTAAGCTCTCCATTATTTACCATTTCAAGCACAAACTTAGGAAGTTCGCCAACAAGAATGGTATTATAGACCATAACAGGACTAAGTCCTGTCATAGCTGACAACTTTTCTTTACTAATACCGTGCTGCAATGCTTTCTTAAACGTAACAGCACGTTCCAAAACTGTCGATTCTGATCTAGCTTCATTCTCCGTGATCTCTAATTCTATACTAATATCGGTATCTGGATCGTGCATTATAATTGGAACCTCTGCAAATCCAAGAACTTGTGCGGTGTGTGTGCGCCGCTTACCTGCTACCACCACCTCACCTACATTAGGCACGTCTGTAACAAAGATCGGAGTGTGAATAAATCCAGTGGCCTCTACTTGAGCATTAAAAACTTCATCTGTGCCTCTATCTGCCCGTGGATCATAATAGGCTTCTACAAGCTCCCGCTTATCAGGATTGTTTTTCATCCATACGGCTGTAATAATAATCAGCTTCTTTGGATCACGCATTTCAATAATACGATTACTAAAGATTTGTGCGTATTTATTATTTACTTTAGAACCATTTTCTGACATACTCTAATTTCCTTTCAGGTTGTTAATCAAAAAGTTTATTTTTAATAAATTCCCATTCTGAATTATTCCATTTATAGAATATCCACTGAGAACTATGATTGCCTAAAGCTTTAAAGGCAAGTACCTTTATATACCTTTCTGGTAATTCTGTCAAGACCTTAACAGCTTTATTTCTCATTGTTCTACTTACTAATTCATTAGTAATAACAGAACTCTTGGTTGATTTACATTGGAATAAATAAACTTGATCTATTCCAAATGCCATCACATCTACGGGACTATGACTCCCGGCAGTTCTAATAACTAACGGGAAACCTACAGTCTTTAGTTTATTTATCAACTCATTCTCAAACTTATAGCCCTGTACATATTTCTTATTCCCTGAATTAAGGGGAGAATTTTTTGTTTTAATAGTAATTCCCAAATCAGATAGTATTTTTTTATTCTCTTTATTATCATTCATATTTATTCTCTATAATAATTTATATTTTCTTTCTATTCTTATGAATAGAAATTTCCTTAACAACTTCTGAAGTTAAATCACTATCCTTAATTTTAACTTCGCTTTTGCAGACAGTACATCTCACTGTCTTATTCTTAGTAATGTTACCTATCCTATTATTAAATCCATATTTTTCATCTTGGTAATGATGAGAACAGTTACATTTAATAATCATAATTCTCCTTGTGAATTCCAACATTCATTTTTGAATGGACAGAAGTTACATTCAATATTCCTCTTATCTAAATATCTTCTATCCGGAATATTTATTTCAAACCCACTTCGAATAGATTCAGTAACACAGTCTTTCGTTGCCTTCAAAGAATTTAATCTGTCAAGAATAAAATCTAAATCTTTCTCAATTCTGATAGGGATATGAAGCTTACTTGTATCTCTATTTTTAATAATAAGATAGAATAGATCAATCTTATTAGAAAACATATAAGATTGTATTTGTCCATACCAAATAGAGTTAATATCTTTAATATCCTCTTCTGAATACTGTTTAAAATTCCTATCTTTAACTGCTTTACATTCTAATCCAATCATTATATCTTTTTCTTTATCAATCAGTACTCCATCCATATGAGTAATCAGTTGAAATCCAAGTACATCTCTAATCTCCTCATTCCCATTCTTAAATATTAGAAGTTTATAGTTTTCCGGAAGATCTAATTCAATACTATTAAGTATCATTTCTTCATGAAGATGCCCATCATTAAGAAATGGCTCATCACTAAAAGATAACTTATTTCCTCTCAACATATTCCAGAATAGTTTTCTTTCACAGATATTAAAATCAGAACCATGAAAGTGTGTTCTAATAACATTATCTAATTCCGGATTATCTTCTAGAAACTTTTTACATATACTACAAGGAATACTGTGATAACCTTTCATCGTATTTCCTGTAATATAGGATTCATATAATATAGAGTTTATTTTATCTAGATTGATCATTCATACAGCCTCCATTAAGAGAATTAGTTAGTGTTGTTATTCTTCCCTCTAATGAATTAAACTTCATTTCCATTTCAATCCTTACTTTAGCGATTTCACATTGAATAATACTCTTTAACTCCTTCTCAAGAGAGTCTTGTCTATGCATTAAGGTACTATAAATTTCTGTAATTCTCATCTGTGTTTCATCAAATAACGCTGTACATTCTTGAAAACATTCACTAGTAGTCATAATTTACTCCTTTTAAGCTACCCCTCACTCCACTTCGTTATTCATATTCGAAATGAAATAGATTTTGTCCTGAAACAAAATGGAGATTACATTCGGGTTAGCTTATATAATAAAAAAATAACTGTAGTATAATATACTTATATACTACAGTACCTTGTTAGCTGAACTTACACTGTACCTTGCCCCTTCACTAGGTTCAGAATATCATACTTTTTATCTAAAGTCAATACACCATTTGGTGTACTTTTTAGCTTACAATCCAAACTATTAAAAGTATTACGAAATATACAGAGAGGAAAGATAAAATATCTTTCTTAGAATCTTCTTTTGGACAAATACAAACGTGATTACAGTTATTTACGCAATCATACATACTTTATTCCTTTCTAAGGTGTATGAATTTCGTACACATAGATACTCTATGGAGACTGGAGATATAGGATCTACAGTCTCTCTTCTCATTCTCTATTTTCTGATGCCCTTCCTTGAAGCTCCAGATAGGGTAGGCTGCATCCAAAGATCGTAGAGCTACGTACCCATATCTCGGCCATTTCAAATCGATTCTAGGCCCACTGTGTATCTTTTTGACACACTAATATTTATATCTTTTGATCTCCTTAATTAAGAACTCAATACTTAATTTAACTTCATTACCAAACACAATCCATACTAACCATATGGCAAGTAGGATAATAATAGAAAGTGTAATACCCTGTTTAGTTTTATAATTCATAGGAATCACCAAACCTATCTTCAGGGTTAAGCCAATATTTAAATAAAGATTTCTCCCATCCAAACTTATCCGGAGTTTGATAATGTCCATAAAGTTGGACTTTGTAGTTAAGTTTTGATCTCTCAATCATTGATGCAATACTATATAGGGTATCACTATTAGATATGGCAATATCTCTAATTTTAATATCATCGTAGAAACTAATTACAATCATAATTAACTCCCTTCAAAAATTTCCTTTCCTCCCTTAATAAGGGGATGATTTTTATGCCATAAGTCTATTTCAAATTGACTTGATGGCACAATACAATCATAATATTTAATATTCTTCTCTTCGACTCTAAGTCGAGGAGAGCTATCTAACCTAACTCTAAATACAATTCTTCTATCTAAATTCCACGATCCATACATTGCTGTATGGAAACTAAAGATTCCATCTTCAAACTTGAATATCCTCATAATGCACCTCCTCAGATTGATCTAGACAGTAATCTTCAAACTGACTAAGGTTTTTAATTAAATCTTCAACTTCTTCGTTGTATGGAAGGAAGATATTATTGTCATTAGACCAGAATCTATTTTCTTTTCTCATTCTACGGCAGTCTTGTGCCATTCCAATGTAATCATTATCCATATTAGTAATGTCCTCTTTATTCATTTCTAAATTTAATTTTAGTTAAAGTTGTAGAAATCCTACTCCTTTATTTTATTGAGAGTTCTCAAACACAACTCTTTAGAAATTATTGTGCTTGGTTCGTAATCGTCTATCTTCTTGATAAATGAAGATACCCACTTTGGATTATTGGTGGTTATCGTATCGTTGCCACAAATCAACAGGGTTCTGGACGTAAATACCCTATAATAACTACTTGTGTCCTCTTCGGATATAAACTGGCTATTTAAATACTTAGCAATCGGACACTCTCTTGCATTTTTAACTTCCCCGATCTGTATATCGTTGGGAAATTTAGAAATCCAAGTTATGAATTCTTCTTTCTTCAAGTCCATCACTTTCGTCTCCTCTTTATTCCTCCATTTTCGAAATTAAATAAATTGCAATTAACATGCAGCTAATTACAGCAAACCAAAAGATTGAATTACTCATATCGATCATCCAACTGTATTTTGTGTTTAAGTGAGATAATCAGTCTACTTACCTGATTAGCTGCTACTATACACTTTTCCGAATATTTAAAATCCCTAGCTTGTCCGGCTTTATCAGCTTTCACTGATAGTGTATTTTCTACAAAATACAGAATATCTTGAATATTCATTTTACTTAAAATACTTTGTAGTATCAAGGATTCATCTGTAGTTATCATAATTCCTCCAATCTAAATTTAACTAAACTCCTCAATTGAGCTATAATCAATTGAGTATAGTACCTCAAAGTTTACAAGTCTATACTTTATATTTTCAATCAATTATTGATAAATCATTTCCTTTTGAAGGGAAATAGCTCAATTCAAGAGTTAATTAAATATATTTCGTCCTCCGTAGCTATGACTTTGTTAAATCTGTCACATTTAACTTATATCCCTTAGCTAGATCAGGGATTCTATGTACTGTTGTTATCTTCTGATAACAACAGACCTCTCCAAAGAGATAAGTTACTTTATTTCCAACTGGTGGAACCGTGCCACTTATTGGCTACGTCCAGTCAATGAGATTAGGAACCGGTATCGCCGGATTACTTATAGAGCTATTACGTATTAGAGAATAATTCAATCTAGGCAGATATTAAAGTTAGTTTAGTTTTCTGTCTTAATGTAGGCAACTGCGTTGCCTACAGATTTAACCTTCTTCACGTTTTTCCTAGATTCCAAATCGCGTAGCAATACAGCTAAATACCGCATTTTGTATTTAGCTGCCGTACCTTTCAGTTGCCGGCTAAGGAAAGTCCCAGGAGTTATTGGCTTCTCAATATCTTGAAAGTCAAGATAGCTCTCTGTGTACATTGAACCTTTTGGCATATTGAGCCCTTTCTACCTGCCTAGATTCAACTATTCTCTAATACTATTTGTCAAATAACCTCTCAGTGCTGAAATAATTCTTTCAGACTTATCTGTCCATATCTGGTATGGATAAAACACATTAGCATCTTACGTGCTCTCGCCTATGTTTTCTAACTCACAGAGCTAAGGATTATAAATCTATATAAAGTATAAATATTCCTTAGCTTTCGTCCTACTAGACTCATCAGTGTGAGAATCTTAAAGATTAGAGTTTATGTTCTCTCCCTTTAACTAAATTCGGAGAGCTTAATCTCTTTCTTTCTCTCCGGCTACTCTAAGTATCTTAGCAACCAACGTGCCACAATATATAAACTATGATGTTTAAACAAGTTATTAGGTTGTCTCAATAATGGGAATAAATAATCCCAATAATGGGAATCTCTAAGTATATGTATTTATTATAGATATTATATAGTATAGTAATAATACATATACTATATAGTATATTATATATTCTAATTATATAGGGGAAAGGACTTAAGTCCTTTCCCCTTTATATGTTATAGTATTAAACCATTACGTATATTATATATACCATTTGCTACGTCGTCAACTTAGCGTGTCGTATCCTTATATGTGCCCTTACCTCCGCTGACGACGTGGTTATTCAAAACCCCTTAATATATGTTAGTAACCTACCCTAAGTGTCTGTGCCCGTTGTCGTTAATACGTCTTTAGGACGTCAATACGACAGGTAACTGTCGTTTCCTTAATCAGGTAATAGGGGCTCCAATCAAGACAGTACCCACTTGCCCCCAGGAGTGTCGTAAATTAGTTGACTACGATAAGACACACACATAAAAAATTATATTATAATATAAATAATACTTGACATAGTATATTATATATAGTATACTACTGTTGTAGTAGAAAGCCTACTATATTTATATTCTCGTTTGTCTGTATAAAGCACTTAGGAGGTTAGGAAGATAAAGTGTCTTCGTTTCTTTTCAGGAAGAAATATAAATCTTCCTAACCAACTAAGTTATAAACTTAGTTAGATAATATGTTACAGTTAGTTAGACAAGAAAAGAATGAGTTAGAACAGAGTAAACTAAAACAAGAGATAGTAGAAAGTGTCTCTTTAGGACTATGTACAACTCCGGAGGATATTAGTAATAAGTTTAGTATTCCATATGAACAAGTTATTCAGTTATTTAGTGATCCTAATTTTACTAATTTAATTGCTAATTATACTAAAGCTAAACTTAATATTAACTTTCATACTAAAGGAATAAATAGACTTATGACTATTGTAGATTCAGAAGATAATAAGGAGTCTATAACAGCTATTAAACTTCTAGCTCAACTTACTCAGAATCTTAAAGGTGTACAGAGTACAGATGTTAATATAAATCTAAACTTAGAAAGTTTAGTTAAAGAAACTGAGAAGCAGGTAAATTTCATTTCTGTAGAATCAAGAAAGGTAGGATAATTATGATAGAAGAAATAATTAAATTTTATTTTATTAGTACAATTATAGGAACTATACTTTTCGGAGGTATAGATTTCTTAACAAGTAAACATGGTTGGGGATATTCAATTCCCAAATATCCTAAGATTGAAAAGACTTATTCAGTTTTCTTTTTAATTACTTTCATAAATTTTATCATTGGTTTTATTTATGATAAATTATTTTCAGTTTAATAAAAATAGTTCTTGACATAAGATTATTCATGTGTTAGAATGTTTTTGGAATGAAATTTTAACTTAAAATTAAAATGACTGAAGCGAAGTGGAAGGAAACTTGGTATCTAATAACTTATTTTACTTGGAGATTTATGAAGAAGTTGATTTTTATTTTTAGTTTTATTTTGAGTACGACCACATATTCTTATGCTCAGGAACTCCCTAAGTTTAAAATTGGGGTTAGTGCGGTTGCCAGTGAATTCTCAGATGTCTTGAATTTTAAAGATACTCAGTATAATCCCAATCTTCAAGTTGAAGCTTTGGGAACAATTGGAAAAGTTCATTACTTGAGATTTTCAGCAGGTGTTGTATATAGACGTAATTTTGATTCTAAACAGAATATTATTCATATTGCTGGACAAGCTAGTTACCATCTTTCCATCTTTGAACCATTTGCAAGATTCTCTGCTGGAATTGATTATCTCAATGGAATTGACAATCGAACATTTTCACGAGAAGTAACTTTGGGAAGTGATGTCAATCTTGGTCACTTTTATGTTCGTCCACTTGCAGTTGGATTTAAGCGTACTGGTGCTTTTCTTTCTCCTGCTGAAAGAACTTTCCAGTCTGGAGTTGGTTTCTCATTCTAATTAAAAATAAAATAAATTTAGATTTCCCTAAGTCAGGAAATTATGAATATCACTCAAATAAAAGAATATTTCACTAAGCTTAGAACTGACTTCCAGTTCTATTGCTCATTGAATATTTCTATTAAAGACAAGAGTGGAAAAGCTATTAACTTTATTTTCAATAGAATGCAGAGAAAGCTTTGGCAATGGTTCTTGGAAGATATTGTTCTTGGTAAGCCAATTAGATGGTATGTGATAAAGGGACGCCAAATGGGGTCAACCGTCTTCTTCACAGCACTATTCTATTGGCTTACCAGTCTAAATTCAAATAAGAATGCTTGTATTATTGCCCAAGATAAAGACGCTGCTGAAGCTTTAGGTGGAAAGATTCAGAACTATTATCAACGTTCTCAGCAAATGCTTAAACCCTCAGTTCGTATTATGAATCGTAGTCAGATTCATTTTGCAACTAACTTAGAAGAATTTGAGAGAACAGGAGAAATCGGACTTGACTGTCATATTGATTCATACCCAATTGAACGAAAGAACTTGGGAAGATCGTATACTTACCAATACGCCTTACTTACAGAATTCTCAATGTATCCTGAAGTTGTGGAAGATGTTTCTGATAGATTGGATTCTTTACTCAATACAATAGGAGACAATCCAGAAACTAAAGTTATTTTAGAAACTACTCCAAAGGGAGAAAACTACGCTAAAGATTTCTGGAATGATTCTTCAAATGGATTTAGAAAGATATTTATTTCTTGGGTTTCAATGGATGATTACAGAATTGAAATATCTCCAATTGAATATTTTGAACTTAGTGAACTTGATAATGCTGAATCCAGATATGGAAATGAAATTCAGGAAAGAAATAAAATTATTTATCAACTAAAAATATGGTGGCCTGAACTTAACTCTGATATTGAAATAGAGCATGAAGTTATGTGTCGTCTTGCTTGGAGACGAAATAAAATAGACAAAAACCTTTCAGGTTCTAAGCTTAAATTTAAACAAGAGTATCCAACCTCTCTTGAAGACGCATTTGCTTTCTCATCTGATACTGTTTTCCCATTAGATAGAATTTTAGAGATGGAAGATTTCAATAAACTAAATAAAAATATTCCATCTCTTTATCGCTACCATCACGATGATGAGGAAAAGAATCCTACCAAGAAATTTTATGGGGCACGTTATGGAAATCTTTCTATCTTTGAACCTCCACAACCCAACTCTGTATACTGTATTGGGGCAGATGGCGCGCAAGGTATTCAAGGTGGCGACGATTCTTCCGCCTACGTCTTAAAGCTCCCTGAACTTCAAGAAGTTGCTTCATTCTCAGATATCATACTTCCAGAAGAGTTTGCAGGAATCTTAAATTATCTAGGTCTTTTATACAATAAAGCTCTTCTTGGTTGTGAAGTTAATGACAAAGGAGGATATGCAGCAGTTGAAAGCTTAGTTAATAAATATAATTATCCAAATCTTTATTACAGAATAAATCCGCTTAAATCTGTAGTTGAAACCAACATTAGATACGGATTTATAACTAATCCTGAATCAAGACAAACAATGATAAATGATTTCACTGTTCTTCTCAATTCAGGAAATATTTTAATTAAATCAAAAAAACTCTTGACACAACTCAAATCATTTGTTATGATAAGTGGGAAAGCTCAAGCTGCTCCAGGTAGACACGATGATCTTGTATTTGCAGCTATGATTGCCGTCCAAATGGCACGGCAGGCTTATATTCCAAGACCGGAAGTTACACCTAAGAAAGCTCCACGCTTCTCATTCAACTGGCACTTTGAAAGAATGAATCGAAGTTTAAATAATCCCCAACGTTCTAAGTTTAATCGTAGATTTGTATAGAAAGGAAATTTAATTATGGCCTGCGATACAACTATATCTCCATTTGCTAATTGGGCTAGTGCGGGAATTATAGTAAATTTTGATGGAAGTAATATTTGTGTAAGAGTTAATTTCTTTGCAGTTGATAATATTAACAATTCTATAGATATAAATAGGAGTTATCCTATATCAACTTCTGATTTAGATATAGCTAGTGATTTAAAAGAGCAGTTTCTTTTAGCAGTTGATTCTACATATGTCGATATGATTAAACGTTGTTTTAGAATTAGAGAACTTATTTTTGAATCTTTAAAATATTAAAATGCTTTTTAATTACACCTCACAATTTGGAGAAGATGGTTTGATTGAAGAAGTCTTTAAACTTATCGGTATTAAAAATAAGTGGTGTGTAGAGTGTGGCGCTGCTGATGGAGTATTATTCTCAAATACAAGATTACTTATTGAACAAGGTTGGAATTCTATTCAAATAGAATCAGATGAAGAAAGATTTAATAAGTTACAAGATTTATATAGTGATAATAAAAATGTAATTACATTAAATCAAAAAGTAAGTTTAAATATTCAGAGTAATTTAGACACTATTTTAGATCAAACTGAATGTCCAAAAAACTTAGATTTAATGGTTATAGATGTAGATGGTCAAGATTTTTATATTTGGAATAGTTTAATAATTTATAGACCTCGCGTTTTAGTTATTGAATATGATCCAACTAAAGATCTAAAAGATGATTTTATACCTATTCCAAGTGGAATAGGACAAGCTGGATTTAATCCTATTCTTCTTCTTTCAGTTGGTAAGGAATACATATTATTTAATAAAACTAAAACTAACTTAGTTTTTATTGAAGCTAAAGAATTTAGAAAAAGTGTAGTTAATTTATGAATACGAATAGTAAGAATATTGGAAGATACCAAAAGCAAGTAACAATGCCAGGAGTAAACTTGGCTAATAACTATTCTTCTATTCAAAATGATAACGAAGATACAAAATATCTTAAATGGCTAGACAAAATAGAGTCTACACTTAGATGGAGAAAATCAAATTATGATAAAGACTGGAAACGTGCATATGCAATGTTCAATGGAATTCATTGGAGAGATAGTTTAGAAACTGATCCATCCTCAGACAATGTTAGAGATCGAATTACTGTTAATCTAACAATGTCAAATGTTCTTTCCATTGTTCCATTTCTTGCTTCAACTAAACCAACTTTTGTATGTAAACCAAGAAAGCCAGAAAAAGACTTAGTTGCCAAACTTAAATCAGAAATATTAAATTATGAATATGAACAACGTAGAATGCATAAACAGGCAAAGTCTGCAATCTACGATTGTGTAGAGATTGGGCACGGAATAGTTAAAGTTGGCTACGCATTAGAACTTGATGAGTCTAAGCTAAAAGACGAAAAGAGTATTCAATATGAATCCTACATTAAAGAAGATTCCCCGTACATCAAACGTATTTGTCCACTCCATTTTCTTATTGATCCGTGCGCTTCGGAGAATTCCCTTGAAACTGCGGAATGGTGTGCTGAGATTTTCTTCAAACCTCTCAAAGATATACTCTCGAATACTAAATATAATCAATCGGTAATTCGTAAAATAAAGTCTGGACTATATATACCAGGAACTAAATCTACAGTATTTGATAATCTCAGTGATGCAGGAATGGATGTACTTAATGATTCCTATGGCACTGATCCACAGAAGATAAATCCAGATTATGATTTAGTTGTATGTTACGAATGTTGGTCAAAGAGAGACAAGAAATACTATATATTTATATCAGAGATACCAGAACCTATTCTTGAGAAAGATTGGCCGTATGAATATATAGATAACTTTCCATATATTAAAGTTGATTATATTCCCATACAAGATTGTATCTATGGTGTTGGACTTCCTTTCACAATAGAAGATCAACAATTTGAAATCAATAGAGTTAGAACATCTGCATTTGAACATAGACGTAGATTTAATAGAAAATATACTGCTGTAGAAAATGCAATCTCTGAACCAGAAGCAAATAAACTAGTTAATGGGCCAGATGGTACAATAATCTTTGTCAAACAACAAAATGCAGTTCTTCCTATTCAAGAAGCCAATCTCTCTCAAGATAGTTATGCTGTTGAATCAATGATCAAAGATGATATTAAAAATATTACCGGTAATGATTCATTGATTCAGGGAGGAAACCTACCATCAAGAACAACTTCAGGAGAAGTACAAACAAGAACAAACTTATTTAGATTAAAGCTTGATGATAGAGCAGATGCAATTGATCAATTCATTCTTGATATTGGAGTTCAAGTTCTTCAACATATAGAAAATAATTATAGGACAGATCGTATAGTTGCGCTAGTTGGACTTAAAGGAATCAATTGGGAGACTCTTTCAACTTCAGATATTAAAGAGCAAATGGATGTTTCTATGGAAACAATCTCTGCTCCTAAAGTTGATCCAATGGTAGATAGGCAGCAGAAATCTGCTTTATGGCAGACATCAATTCAAGCTCTTCCTTTAGTTCAGGCAGGACTTCTAAAGATAGATTATAATCAATTATTTGCTTGGTTAATAGAATCATTTGATTATCAAGATGTTGGAAAGTTCTTTGATTTTAGTTTAGTTGTACAACCTGAACTTCAACAAGTTACACAACAGCAGGTCACACAACAACCTACAAATTATGGTAGTCAACAACAGAATCAACTCGCTAATATTCAACAACAGTCTAACTTTAACCCTATGTCTTTAATGGGTCAATAGAAAGGAAAACTAAAATGATTAAGAAAACTACAAAAGGTTATAAAGTCGTTTCAAAGAAAACTGGTAGGAATCTTGGTGGCCCATATAGTTCTAAGGCTGCTGCCAAGAAACGTATTCAAGAAGTTGAATATTTCAAACACGCTAAAGGAAAGAAATAAATTTCTCTAAGTCAAGAAATACTTTATCTAGGATATTGTTATGCCAATATATGAATATGAATGTACTATACATGGTAGAGAAGAAGTTCTATATATAACAACGGATGCTCCTAAAACTTTTAGATGTAATAAATGTGATCAACAGATGGAAATGGTTTGGTCTTTAGTTTCAATGCAACCTGATAATATGTGGTCTGGGAAGATAACTGATCTAGGATATTTTACAAGTAAACAAAAGTTTGAACAACATATAAAAAATAATAATCTAGAGAGAATAGATCGTGGTGGATATGAACAAGTTCAGAAGAAGTCTAAAAATAAACTTAGTGAGATTAAAAAGAAAACAGAAAAGAAAGTTACAGAATATTTAGAAAAGGAGATTATTCCAAATATTGATATGACTTTGGAATAGATTTTAACCTCAATTAAAATAATAATTTAAAATGAATAATCAAGTACAACCAGCACAATTAGGTGGACAGACACAGCAAGCAACTCTTCCACCGCTTAGTGAACCTTCACTCTTTACTGCCGATCCTGGAGATTTAGATTTTAATTTTGATCCAGCCTCTGGCAACTTTATGTTAGATTTCAAAAAGTCTCCGGAGTCTATACCCTCAACACCAATACAGCAAGAGTCTCAATCACAAAATGTAAATCCTCAGTCTCAGACTCCCAACCACGAAGATCGATTTACTCGTATTGAAGGGGCACTAATTAACTTAGCTGGAATACTTGAAGGAATGGGGAAAGGTTCGACTCAACAGTTACAACCACAAAATCCACAGGAAGTACAGTCCCCTGTGCTTGATCTTCAATCAGAAGATTTTGCAACTAATTTAGTTAATGTGATCAACTCTTCCATTGAAAAGAGATTCTCAGCATTGGAAGAGAAACTTAAACCACTTAACACGGATATTGCTAAAGTTAATGAAAGATTGAATCTTACTGATCTTGTAACTAAGTATGGTCCGCCTTTTGTTAATATGTATCCACTTTTGTTAGAATATAAGGGAAGTGATCCGAATGCTAATATTGAGAAACTTTATCTCACTATGAGTAAATTGGATAGCACTACCCGAACAACTAATGGGTCTGGGCAGGTAACACAGCCTATACAGCCACAGGTTGACCTCGTAAAGAAAGCTGAACAGATGGCAACAGTTAGAGATGGAGTGCCGCAGGGTCTAATTTCAGAGACTCCTAAAGTTAAGCTCAGCATTGCTCAGGCTGTTGACCAAACAATTAAAGAACTTTTTGGGAGATAACTAGATGTCCAATCCAAATTTTGATACATTGGTTTCTATGACTCTTAAAAACTATAGAGGTCAGCTTGCTGATAATATAACTAATCATCAAGTTTTGTGGCTTCAGTTGAAAGAGCGTGGATTTATTCGAGAAGACGAAGGCGGTACATCTATCGTTGAAACTCTTCTCATTGAACGTAACTCTACTGTTAAGTCTTACAGTGGTTACGATATAATTGATACTTCTCCGCAGGGAGGATTTACGGCCGCTGAGTTTGATTGGAAGCAGGTTGCTGGTTCTGTAACAATCTCAGGAGAAGAAGAGTTAGCGATTAAAGCTTAAGCTCTTGTAAAATTCGGCTATATGCGGGAAACTCATAAAGCGTTCATTACTACTAGGGTAAAAATATGAATGATACTACAATTGACAATCCGCAGGAAAGACTAGAATTTGATTTGTGTTGGTTAGGTGGTATTATTGATGGAGAAGGTTGTATAACAATTTCAAGTTTTTGGAAAAGATATAATGGAAATTCTAATTTTACGGCTTCTCCAATAATTCAAATAACTAATACTAATTATGAATTAGTAACTGAGGTCTCAAGAATTTATAAATTAACTGGAATAAGATTTCATATTGCTGAATTTCAGCCTAAACTTAAAAATACTAAAATTAGATATGATATTAGTATTAAAGGTTTAGAAAGATGTAGGGAAGCGATTGATATTTTAGGCAGTTATATAAGAATTAAAAGAAATCAGTTATTTACAATGAGTTGTTTTATTGAAAGACGTTTGAGTATGACAAGAAATAGTCCTATAACTGGTTTGGATATTCAATACGTAACTAGAATAAGAGAACTTAATTCAAAGGGTTCTAGTATCCTCAACGACTACACGCCGAAATCAGTTGAATATGCTGATAAGATATAGTCTGATCTAACGTGAGAGCGTTAGAGGTTAGCAGAAATGCCTAACCCACTTAGGAAACTAAGTAGTAACAAATTGTTAAGAACAGTGGAAGTAAGACACGAGTTATTAACTTACTTCAGTCTAAGATTACCCAACTTGAACTTTCTATGATGTTGGAAATCAACAGGCAGTTGCAGTCAGACGGTACTGGTAATGGAGGTAAGGATATTACTGGTCTTGGT